CTTTTCGCCACAATTTGGTGGAGTTTTCTTTGCCCGGTGTAATTAGCCGGTGTATCTCAGCATGAAAATTGCTGAGGGAAGATCGGGTCTAACTCACAGTACCTGACCTGTGCCCGTGCTGGGGCGCAAGCTTTAGTAATACCACCGTCTGTAATCGCCATGAGTGTTGTTGGACATAAGTGGCTTTGGCCTTGGTAATAGGAAGCAAATGCCGTACACATTCACTAAGCCTTATTGGAGGGTCAGCACCCCGCCAATTCGTATACCTTTCGCTACAAGCCAATCAACGAAAGAGGTGCGAGCCGTCGAGTTCACCCAGAACAAATCTCCGGAAATGGCAAAACCTGTAGGTGGTGAAATCCCATCATCGTTCATCAGAGGAGCATCAACAGCTCTCTTTGGTTGGACTAGTCGAGCTCTAGATGTAGCATTAACATCTTACAATGCTTACGCATCTAGAGTAGTGAACGCCAGTGCTGAAGTCAAACAGCACGTTAAGGTCGTTCGTAATGTATCATTGGTCGCCGGCTGCATTACCGGTTTCTCTGTATATACTGTATTGACAGCAATGTACTCGAGAAATAGATCACAGAGACCATACGTGTATGGAACACGAGTAAATGGAGCAGCAGCACAGCCTGGCGTTGCCCCACAGCTCGTTGGACCAGCCCCAGCTGAAGTACCAGAACCAGAGCGGGAGCTGCATCTCGTCAATAACCCAGACGGAGGTTTCCTCTTCGGCCCACATGCCGTTGATGGAGCTCCCGGACTGAGAAGACGAAAGCAGTACTGCGGCATGGACGAAGCCGGGAATCACAAATGGAAAGACTTTCCGAGAGATAATAACTCGGACAATGGTCCAAATCGTGTTTACGATTATGACACGGCAATGTATAGACTACCGCAACTAGCATTCTTTGGAGTGCTCAAACAGCAATTCATATCGTTCAGTAAGTCAGCACCAGAGACCTGGGGAAAGTATCTGATGTTGGAAGATGAACATGTGGTTGTGGAGTTGCCAGTCGACACTGTTGAAAACCTCAAAAAGTGGTGGAGTACTGTGGGGATGTGTGATGAAAACATTGACATAAGTTTTGTCAAGGCTAATGAAATCACGCGAAACCTGGCGCTCTCTGCTGAGGACTGTCATACCGTCGTCCTGTTCTCGGCAACAGTCGCTTTGTTGTCAGTAAAGGAATTCAACGAGTTTAAGTCATTGCATCATTGTAAAACAGTGATGTCTGGTGACTACTACACCTCACGGACAGCTCAATTGAATCTTTACATGTTTCAAGAAGCATTAACAATAAAAGCAGTGCGAGTCGCACTGGCCGCTCTTGTTGGTCTGTTGACCACAGTAGCAGTCTTTAGCTTGTCATTGTAAATGAATATCTTGAGACAGAAGATTTATGGGCTGGCTGGGGGGGGTAGTTTGGGCGTTGTCCTTAAATCTAAAGTCCGTCCGTTGCTCATTAGTCCTAGTATAAAACCTAAGAGACCGATGGCAGCAACGTCAACTATGTCCTTTAGTGAGTACAATTGCGCCAGACACGTTAGAAGAAAGTTACTATCAACAAGGGTTCCTGGGAAACAGGAAATTTGCGGTTTCGACAATGGGTTGTACGGACCTGTGGGTTTTGCATCCCACGTCGAAAACGAGAGGGTTGCACTCGAGGCGCGAGTGCTGCCAGAACAATTACCGGCTCCAGAATTACCACAATGCATATCTTGGATAAATTCGAACCTGTCAAAGATTCTCCCAAACTTGCACAGAATAAGGCCTGTGCCATTTGAGGAGTATTTGAGGAGGTCAGGTTCGTCTCCATCGGTAAAAAAGACGCTTCGTTTGGCACACGAACGTCTGGAAAAACAAGGGATTACCTGTGATACCCCTCTCACAGCCCAACAGATTCATTCGTGGACTACGAGATCATCCTTTGTTAAGGTTGAGAATCTGTCTTACCACTCACCCTTGGGGCTGAAGCAAAAGGCACCGAGGTTGATACAAGGCGCCCAACCAGAATTTGTCGTTTTGGTTGGTCCATCAATAATGGCTTTGCAGGACGTAGTGTCACGTCGTTGGCGACCAGGCAAAAGCAACCTCGTGTTTACGAGTGGGCAGAGTGCTGAAAAGGTTGCCGAACATTTGACATCAATTCCTGGTCAAAGCGGCTTTGATGATATTGGAACGTTCGACCTTGATCAGTCGCGTCCGTGGGGAGAAGCCTTCGTCAAGTGGTGTGAAAATTGGAAATTTCCAATAGCCGCACTGCAGTTGATGGAAGGAAATATTGATACCCATGGAAAGACACATCACGGTTGGAAGTACAAGTGCCAGGGCACCAGGAAGAGTGGGGATCCGTACACTTCACTCTTCAACACCATGATCAACTTGTTCACTCACCTCTATCTGTATTGCAAGTTCACAGGCAAAACAGTTGAGGAGGCAAGAGAGACATTTAAAATGGTGGCGCAGGGGGACGATAACGCCTTTATACATAGCGAACCAGATCATTTCGACTGGAGAGGTGGCATGCTTAGTTTGGGATTTGATAGTGAAGCTACTTATGGTAGCTTATGTGAGTTGGAATTTTGTTCGATGAGAATGTACCCCACTGACCAGGGTTGGACTTTCGGGCCCAAGCCTGGTCGTGTGCTTTCTAAATTCGGATATAGTATCAACAAGCCGCTTCACGTTCCAGCTGGTAGCTATCTCAGAGGTGTGGCCAAGAGCCAGGTGGACCAGTTTGGTTTCGTCCCTATCTTAGGCAGTTTATACCGCCGAATTCTGGAATTGACCTTGCAGTATGAAGGTAAGGAGTACTATGCTCGAGACTGGGTCGAGCATCAAATGAAGGTCAAACAGAAACATTCAGGACAGGGCATAATGTTTGCTCTGTGTGAGAACTACTATTGGACACCAGAACGTCAGCGTAAGTTTGACGAACTGTTGGAGTCCATGCAATTGGGAGATGAGTTTCCAGTTTGGGTACAACAATTGCTATTTGATAGAGACACGGATGGTGTCAAAGTCACTTATAGTAGATAGCCTGACTCATCCGGCAATTTAGTCCGAGACGACTTTAAACTATGAGGGCCATAAGGCTCCTTCGACCTATCCTGGGTCGTTGTGCGCGTGTTGTTGTTGGATGCAATCTAGTCCGGGAAGCTCAGTCAAACGTTGACGCGGAAGCCGAGGAAGCTGAGTCAGACCGAAAGAGTACCGAACGATCTGTGAATAGGATCTATGTAGGGACCGCATCAACCGTAACCACGAAATTAAGGAGAACACAGAACAATTGTGATCTGTAAAAGTTTCCAGGGCCGTTCGCCTTTATCGCGTTCGTTACCGCTGGTCTGATTAACAATAGCCCTACATTAGTTCTGTCATCGGGCAACTTTCGAAATGAGTCAACAGATTAAAACACAAACAACAACAACAAAACAACCAACACAAAGTAAGAAACCAAAACAAACAAAGACTACAACAACCACCGTAGTCAAGAAGCAGGCAGGAAAGCAAAAGCTGGCCAAAGGAAAGAAGTGGGGTGTGGACTTTTCGTACACACTGAATCAAGGAACGTCTAAGTATGTTAAAATACTTTCGATGCCATTTGACAACCAACCATACCCTTTGGGTTTTGGAACTGCTGTTCCGACAAGTTGCGTCACAGCATTCCGACGTTTCCAACCGACCATGTTGGGAACCAGCACAGCCTTCTGTTTTAAAACACAACCTTCAGTGTCAGCAAATTTCATAGCGCAGTATGAGTCAGCCAGTGTCACCACTTTATTGTCGGCGGCAACTGGAACATCTTATAATGCCACAAATGCGACTGGAATTTTGAGTGTAGCGAATCAGGCAAGAGTAATAGCCTGTGGTCTTCGCGTCACAGTCAGGTATCCAATGACGGGTGTCAGAGGCTCCCTGGCTGCAATTCCGGTCTACTCGGATTCAACCAACAACGTGCAGGCACTTTCCTTTCTAAACCTTTCAAGTTTGGAAAGTGCCGAATGGGGAAGAGGAAATGCAGGTGAACTCACTATGGAAGTTACGTACAGACCACTAGACTTGACATCTTTTGAGTTTGGAACATACACTTTAAGTGCAGCCGCCGGCACCACCTTTACTCCTCACTTGCTCATTGTTGGTACTGGATGGGTTGCTGGATCATACACTGTGGAAGTTAACGCTATTCTTCACCTTGAAACAATAGGAGGGGTTTTAGCAAGTGCTTCTGACAATAGGATTGGCGTGGGGAGTTCGGATGAGGCACTCAGAGCGAGCGCAGCAGCACCAGCTCCAACCAGGATTTTGGATGGCTTCGACGTCGGCAAGTTTGCTGACAAGCTCCATGCAGCACATAGAGTGGTTTCGTCACTCAATGGCCTGGCGGGAGCAGTCAAAGGATTCAATCCCGGCATATCATTCCCAAAGATGGCACCAAGTCTTCCGGTTGACGAAGGAGCTGATGAACCCTCGGTATCAGGATTGACCGAGTCAAAGGAGCAGGAAATTTTACCTGCGAATTCTAGTTCATCCTCCTCATCTTTCGTGGATTTGGGTGGGTTGGATCTGGAATCATTACCACGAGATGAACTTCTGCAGTTGCTTAAGAAACAACAGCAGCTTAGTAGGAGACCATCTTTAGATGTCCAGAAACCGACAGCAAAGCCGCCAGGTGGTTGGTTTTAGGTTTTCTTAACACGCAACGGGTTTTACAACCGGGGATTAACGACCCCCCGTACGTGAGTTCGAGTTCTGCCAGAAATGCACTTGACAACTGCATCGGTGGAATGGTGCTTTAAACAATTGTCCTTGACTCAGCACGGTCAAGTTTTCTTTGCCTTCGCGTCCCTACGCGTCGTGAGAGGGTGTGGGTAGAAATGGTTGGAATGAGATCCAGTTGAACCACACCACGTGCTTGACGGGCTGAATAGTTTGGCGAACTGTTCAGTATCTAGCCAACGCTGGGGTAGCGCGCAGTCTACTCTAGGTTCTCCAGTTCAGCCG